GTCACCGCTTCGGCGGTTTTTTTATGCGCGCAGTCCGGAAACGGGCCGCGCCATTGAGGTGGCTCAGTATGCTTTTAGAGCTAAAAGACATTAAAAAACAGTGCCGCATTGATGAAGATTTTACGGAAGAAGACGACCTTCTAAAGGTCTATGCCGGTGCGGCAGAAAAGCGGACAACCCGTTATTTGAACCGCACCCTATATCTTGATTCTGTGCCTGATACAGATCCGGATGGTGTACTGCTGTCGGACGACATCAAACTCGGCATGCTTCATCTGGTGAGTCACTGGTATGACAATCGTGCTTCAGCGAGTGACGTTCAGCAATTCGAAGCACCGATGAGTTTTGAGTTTCTTATCGGTCCGTATCGTTTTATTCCCCTGTAGGAGGCCCAATGGACGCCGGAAAAAGAAACCATCTCGTTTTGTTGCGAAAAATGATGACTGTCCGTGATGAGTCCGGTGCAAAGAAAAACGCTGCGGTGGATGTTGCAAGGGTTTGGGCATCTGCGGAACCCATATCTAACCGTAAAATCCGAACACTGGATCAGGCTCAGATAGTTGAAACGATGCTATTTGATATTCGCAAGCGCCCAGATGTTGATATCGATTGGCAGATTATTTTTAGTAAACAGGTTTTTACTGTTCGCGCAGCTGACAGAACCAAAGCTGACCGAGTGCTGATCACCGCTGAGGCAGATACCCGCCATGATCGAGTATGAAATCAAATCCGCGCTCGAGGCGCTTTCGGGGCTAAATACTTATCCGTTACTTTTGCCCGATCCTGAACAAGAGGGAATAACCTACCAGCGGATTAGTGATCCAAGGCTTGAAGTCGGCATGGTTACAACCTCCCTGGTTCAGGCGAGATTCCAAATCAGTTACCACATTATTGACGATTACCCGCGCCTTTTGGCGTTGGATAAAAAAGTGCGTGATGCCTGGGAGTCAATAGTTCACGGGTATATAGGGCGATGGCCAGTGCAGGCGGTAACGCGAGGGGGCGTCAGCCAAAATCAACAAACCCTGACCAATAACAGAATTCAGTACCGACTAACCCGCGATTTCATTATTTGCTGCCCGGAGGACGCCTCATGATCTCTATGACAGTCGAAGGGTTGGCCGAGCTTGAGCGCCAGCTGATTGCACTCGGCGAGAAGGTGGGAACCAAAATACTTCGTGATGCAGGTCGTGCTGCACTCCAGGTTGTTCAGGAAGATATGAAACAACATGCGGGTTTTGATGAAAGCAGCGCGGGGCCACACATGCGTGACACCATCAAAATCCGGTCAACTTCCCGCAAAAATAAAGGTTCCGGCGTGGTTATTCTGCGAGTCGGCCCGAGTAAAGAACACTTCATGAAAGCGCTGGCTCAAGAGTACGGAACTGTCAAGCAGGTGTCCGACTCATTTATTCGCCCTGCACTGGACTATAACCGCAACAAAGTTCTACGGATCCTCTCCGTGGAAATTCGAGACCGTATTCAATCCAACCGGTAGCGCTCCGCTGCCTATTCACAGAAGAGAGAAAACTATGGCTGATAATAAATCATCGCCTGAATACGCGATGCTGCCAGCTGGCACCGTTGTGAAATTTGGCGAGGTGGGGGCCGCTGCGGCGGCAATGAAGGCGCTCATCAACTGCAAGGGACTCGGTGCTACCGGGCAAACGGGGAGTTTTGTCGACTGCACCACGCTTATTGATCAATCGAAACAGTTCATTTCTGACCTGCCAGAAGGGCCGGAGAAATCACTCGGCTTTATTGATGATCCAACCAATACCGATTTTGCTGCATTTCTTACTGCTGCTGAGCAGCGCAAGACCGTGCAATTCTATGTTGAATTGCCAAATGGTCGAACGGCAACCATGTTGCTGGCGCTGTCCGGCTGGCAGATGAATGAGATCACTGCGCCGGCGAGTGAAGTTATTCAGGTAACTGTGCAGGGTAAACAGAATAATCTTGTCTGGGGGGTTGTACCTGCACCTTCTGGTGCTAAAGCGTAAAACGCTACTTCTCCAATAGCCGCTTTCGGGCGGTTTTTACGTCAAATTTAGGTAAAAGAACATGACTGCAAAAACTGCAAAATTCGATTTTAAAGCTCTGAAATCTGCGCTCTTAAAGCCTACGAATACCGCGATTGAAACTACCCTTTTCGGTGTGCAGGTTTTCATTCGCCGGCTGACAGCATCGCAGTTAATTGAACACGAAGAACAGCTCGACGCCGCAGCAAAAGAATTGGATGTTCGCGGTTCTTCGTTGATGAGCGTGCAACTCATCCTTAACTGTCTGGTAAATCCCGATGGTTCGCCAATCAAACCAGAAGATCTGCCGACAGCTAATGAACTGTTGGAAGCGCACGATAACGCCACGCTGATTGACGCTATCGTGACAGTGAAAAAACACTCACTGGGTAAGCTGGAAGAAGCCGCAAAAAACTAACTGACTCGCCCTGGCTGATGTTCATTTTCCAGCTTGCCGATCGTTGGGGCGAGTCTGACCCACGAAAAATTGCCGACCTCCCTGTCGAAATACTTCTTCACTGGCGGGCGTATTTTATCAAACAGGGCGTTCTCGGCTCCGATGATGAAACACCACCTTCCATTCCTGAAACAGAGCAGTTACCGATTCCTTCTCCTGTGCAGGATGAGTGTGCTGCCGTAATGCGGGCGTTAATGTAATGGCTGACGTGGCATCACTGGCGGTCGGGCTTCACCTGAACGCCGCAAACTTTAAATCCCAGCTGATAGGTGCTTACGGTGACGCGGAAAACCAATCGCGTAAATTCAACCGAAGCACTCAGGACGATGCGAAAAAGACCGATGCCGCGTATGCCAAGGTGGGATCAACCATTACCGGTCTCGCTGGGCGTCTGGCAGCTTTTGCCGGTGTTGGCTTGTCGCTCGGCTCCATCATCAATACGTCGCGACAGTATGGCCAGGCACTTTCTGACCTATCGGCTATTACGGGTTCTACCGGCGAACAGCTTAAGTCGCTCGACGCTGCGGCGCAGGAAATGGGGCGCACTACTGAATACAGCGCCAGCCAGGCAGTCGAAGCGCTGAAACTGATGGCATCAGCCAAACCCGAGCTTCTTCAAACTGCAGATGGACTGACTCAGGCGACAAAAAGCGCGCTGGTTCTGGCGCAGGCCGCCGGTACCACGTTGCCAGATGCAACCAAAACGCTGGCACTATCGCTTAATCAGTTTGGTGCCGGAGCCAACCAGGCCGATCGTTATATTAACGTACTGGCCGCCGGCGCTAAATTCGGGGCGTCAGAAATTACCGACACGGCCGCCGCGATTAAAACCGGTGGCGTGGCCGCTGCACAAGCCGGGGTTGGGTTCGAACAGTTGAATGCCGCTATTCAGGTGTTGGCGTCCCGAGAAGTGAAGGGCAGCGAGGCCGGGACAGCCCTGCGCAACGTGATCCTGAATCTCGAAAAAGGGACAGACAAAACCCTGAAACCTTCGGTCGTAGGGTTGAGCGGCGCGCTTGAAAATCTGTCAAAGAAAAACCTGTCCACTGCCCAGGCGGTGAAGCTGTTTGGCGTAGAGAATCTCAGCGCCGCGTCAATTCTGGTCGATAATCGACGCAATCTTGAGGACCTGACCAAATCATTGACGGGAACCCAAACGGCCCATGAACAGGCTTCCATCAGGGTGAACAACCTCAACGGTGACCTGATGGGACTGACCAGTGCCTTTGAAGGGTTGATCATCAAAGTAGGGCAAAGCGGTAACGGGCCGTTGCGTTCCGGCGTTCAAAGTATTACTGAAGCCGTTGGTCTGTTATCCGACAATTTTAACGCTGTTGCATCGGTAGCCCTCTACACACTGATCCCTATTCTCTCTACGAAGCTGACTGCGGGTATTCGTAGCAGCACCGGCGCTTGGTTGGAAAATCAAAATGCAGTCAGGGCATCAGCACTCGCCCAGGCAGACGGCGCTAAAAAAACGCTTGAAGCAACAAAGGCGGGTCTGGCCCGGAATGACGCCGAGTTTGGTTACTACCGGCAGATGGAGAAAACCAATAAGGAGTATGGCCTTAACGTTAAATATAAGGACGACTTCAACCGGTTGATCCGGGAAGAAACTGAACTAACCAGAACCTCAGAACGAGCCAAGCTCAGCCTGGCGGCGGCAAATCGCCAGCTGTCTGTTTCTGCCCGGGCGGCCTCCGTAGCTGTTGGACTGGCTAAAGGCGCTTTATCTCTGGTCGGCGGCCCACTTGGCGCTGCGATGTTGGCTGGATCTGCCATTTTCTATTTTCATCAGCAAAACATAGAGGCTCGGCAGTCTGCATTAAGTTTGAAAGATGCAGTGGTAGAAACTACTGCAGCGCTCATGCAGCTTTCGGATAAACAGCTGGCGGTTAAACAGTTGGACCTGCAGGACCAGTACCAAAATCAGGTCACGCAGAAAAACCAGATCATCAAAGAAATTCAGGATGCAGATAGCCGGATCGGCAGCCTGCAAAGTTTTGACCCATTCGGTCAGCTTGGCGGCGTTCAGTCCGGGAAGGCTCGGGCAGAAGCACAGCTTGAAGATGTGACAAAAGGCATCGATAAAGCGAAGGATTCACTGGAGAACGTCAACAAGGCGCGTTTCCTTGTTCAGACGAATGTAGCCGGGTTTGCCAACAATCTGGCCAGTGATGTCAAAGCGATCACTGATGCGGGAAAAACACCGCAGGCCCCAACGAGTCCTTGGGGCGGCGAGGATGCCGCAAAGGCTGACAAAAAAGGCCTGCAGGCGTTAAAAGCCTATCAGCAGTTACGGCAGGAAATAGAGAAAGAGCACGCCAGCAGTCTTGCCCGGATAAATCTGGAAGAGGCCGGTGCTCAGCAAAAACTGCTGACGACAGCAAAAGCAGCCGGCGTCGGTCAGGCCGATATGCAGAAACTCACTCTTCTGAATGCCCAGAATTATCAGAAACAGCGCGTTGAGCTTGCTGAACAGTATTCGCCGGGTAAAACGACGATTCGAAAAGAGCAAGAAACCAGCAGGGATCTGAAAGACCTTCTCGATGCGCGCCTGCTTACTGAGCAGGAATATCAGGCAGCCAGACTAAACCTCAGTCAAAGTTCCACGCGGGATATCCTGAAAGCGCAGGCAGACGCCGCTGCGGCACCTAAGCAAAATATCGCGGGTGAAGTTGACCCGGTTATCCAGCTGCAAAATCAGCTGGTCCAGCAACAGAGTCTTTATCAGGCCTATTACGACAACGGACGTATTAATAAAGAACAATACGAGCGTCTTATGGTTAAGGCCTCGGAAGACTCTGCTGAGGCACAATACAACTCAGCACTCGGGCTGTACACCGGGCAGAGCAGGATCAATAAGTTAACGGTCGGGCTGGTGGATACGGTTAAGGAAAGGATGACGAATACCCTGACCGGTCTGCTAAACGGCACGAAAGATTTCAAGGATGGCATGAGCAACCTGTTTGCCAGCCTCTCTCAAACCATCATCCAAAACCTTATCGACATGGGCACGCAGGCTTTACTGACGCGGACAATCCTGTCCTCGTTTATGAGTTTTGGCGGTGCGGCCGCCGGCGGAGCATCAGCCGCCGGTTCGGCGGGCAGCACCGGCGCTATGGGTATGGGCACCGGTTTTAGCAGTTATGTTGCTAATGCTAAAGGTGGCGTTTATTCATCGTCGGATCTCAGTGGTTTCAGTAACAACGTTGTCAGCTCTCCCACCATGTTCGCTTTCGCTAAGGGGGCTGGCCTAATGGGTGAGGCTGGTCCCGAGGCAATAATGCCGCTAACGCGTGGCTCTGACGGTTCCCTCGGCGTGCGTTCTGTCGCTGATAGCAGTTCAAATGCTACCGGCACGTATCCGGCCCCGCAGATAACCCTCAACATTTACGGCGGGGAACAGGGAACCGACAATTCACAATCCACTGCGGGTTTTGAACAAATGGGAACAGAGTTGATGAAGTTGGCGCAGAAAACCTACGTCGATATGCGTAATAAGGATCTGAGGCCCGGCGGCGCACTTTGGAGGAACAGCAAATAATGGCGATTGAAACTTTCACGTGGAGTCCTCGCCTGAATGCCAGTGCGGACACCACATTCCGTGTCCGCACTGCGCAATACGGTGATGGTTATTCACAGGTTGCCGCTGATGGGATCAACCCCAAAAAGGAAAGCTGGGATCTTAGTTTCGTCGGAACCGAGGCGTATATCGCGGCGATTAAAACCTTTCTTGAACGTCATGCTGGCAGTAAATCATTTCGCTGGACACCGCCACTTTCCACGCTGGGGTTATACCGCTGCAAGTCCTATAAACCAACGGCAACGGGTGGCAATAATTACTCGCTGTCGGCCACTTTTGAGCAGGCCTACCAGGCATAGGGGAAAATATGTCGTTCAACGCATTAATCCAGCAGCCTGAACCGGGGGGAACGGTCAGGCTGATTGAGGTGGACGGTACTGAGTATGGTGCTGAAATTTTACGTTTCCATAACGACACACTGCCTTATACCGAAGAAGAAATTCTGGCCGCCGGGGATGATGAAACTAAACTGTCGGGTAAAACCATCTGGTGGCAGGGTATCGAATACGGGCCGTGGCCTTTTCAGGTTGAAGGTCTGGAGATGTCCAGTGACGGGCAGGCGGCTCAGCCTAAACTCACAGTGGCCAACATCAGCGGCGTTGTGACGGCGCTTTGCCTTACCTTTGACGACATGGCGAAGTTTAAGGTGACGGTCCATGACACGTTTGAAGAATTTCTGGATGCACGTAATTTCTCCGGCGGTAACCCAGCGGCTGATCCGACTGAAGAGAAAGTGCAGGTTTACTATATCGACCGCAAATCCTCCGAAGATGACGAAGGCGTAGAGTTTGAGCTGGCAAGTCCGGCGGACCTGCGCGGTATACGGATCCCTACGCGCCAGATTCACAGTCTCTGCACCTGGTGCATGCGAGGTTGGTACCGTACTGGTCGCGGGTGTGATTACGCTGGCACACGTTATTTCGACAAGAAGGGAAATCCGGTTGACGACCCCAGCAAAGACGAATGCGGCGGGTTGCGAACTGACTGCCAGAAGCGGTTTGGCGACGGTGAGCCAATCCCGTTCGGCGGCTTCCCTGGCTCTGCCCTGATTAAAGGCTAAATTATGAGAGAGAAAACACTCAAAGCTATCATGGCCCACGCGGAGGCAGACTACCCAAACGAAGCCTGCGGAGTAGTGGCTCAGAAATCACGGGTCGAACGCTACTTTCCGTGCCGGAATCTCGCCAGTGATCCCACCGAGCAGTTTCATCTGGACCCAGAAGGATACGTAGAGGCCGAAGATTGGGGAACAATCATCGCTATCGTGCACAGCCACCCTGACGCCACGACGCAACCCAGTGAGCTCGATCAGGCGCAATGCGATAACCACGAATTACCTTGGCACATAGCCAGCTGGCCAGAGGGGGATTTACGGACCATTCAGCCGCGGGGCGATTTGCCGCTGATAGGGCGTCAGTTCGTACTCGGACACACCGACTGCTGGGGGCTGATAATGTCCTACTTCCGGCAGACGCACGGCATCGAGTTGAAGGATTACCGTGTAGACCGGCATTGGTGGGAATCTGGCGAAGAAAATCTGTACATAGATAACTGGTACGAGTGCGGTTTCCGGGAGTTCTCAGGGCAGCTACGCGCCGGGGATATGGTGATCATGCAAGTATCGGCACCAGTGGCGAACCACGCCGGGATACTGACTGATGATGGCATGCTGCTGCACCATATGTACGGCATGTTGAGCCAGCGCGTTCCGTATGGCGGCCAGTGGATGGACCGGACCATAAAAATAGTCAGGTATAAAGATTTGCTCTGATTCTCTTTTCAGATCGTGTGGGGGTGCTAATATCAACTTCTGAAATCAGGAGGATTTAATGATAAAAGCAACTTGCCTGTTGGCAGCGCTTCTTCTAACCGGCTGTGCAGTTACACCATCAGAAATGCGTGACGCTAAGCCCTACGCTACGTTTGTATCAAATAAAAGCGCAGATACACTTTCTCGCTGTATAGCAAATAATATGGAAACCCATAGTTACGCGGGACTTTCTACGCAAATTAATTTCCGACCAATTGAAAATGGAATAAGCATAGCCTCCCAGGGTAATTTTGAACTTATTGACATAAAAAGTAGCAAGCATACTACTGATATACGGTTCTACTCAGCAACGACTCATACTTGGGTCGGAGGAAATCAGGGTAGGCTGGATAATACAGTGAATGACATACAGACATGCTTATAACTAAGGCCGCGCTCAGCGCGGTTTTTTTTGGAGAAATTTATGCCCCAGATGATTTCAGAAGAACTTACCACCATTAAACTCAGCGGTTCATTAGTAAGGTTATTCGGTCGTGAGCATCAACGAGTAGTAGTTAGAACTAAGGATGCTATGAAAGCATTGTGTGTAACCCTCCCCGGATTTGAACAGTTCCTTATAAACTCAAAGCAACGCGGAATTACCTTTGCGATATTTAAAGGTAAGAGAAATGTTTGTAAGGATGATTTAGAGAATCTTAATTCGGGTAAGGAAATTCATATAGTACCGGTGATCATAGGAAGTAAAAGAGCTGGCATGTTCCAAACTATTCTCGGTGTCGCGATAATTGCCGTATCTGCCTATTTCAGTGCTGGAACCTCGATTGGTATGGGAGCGGGTTTTGGTGCTGCTGGTGGTTACGGTACTGCGACACTGGTTGGTGCATCACTGGCGTTGGGCGGTGTTTCTCAGATGCTTTCACCGCAAGCAACCGGCCTTCGAACCCGGCAAGATCCAGACAATAAACCTTCATACGCTTTCGGCGGCCCGGTAAACACTACCGCGCAGGGCAATCCGGTCGGCGTGGGATACGGTCAGCGTGAGATAGGAGGTGCGATTATTTCCGCCGGTATCTACACCGAGGATCAGCAGTAAAATAACACTCCATTACTGAGGTTTTATCGCCTCGAAATATTACACATTAAAGGTCACTTCGGTGGCCTTTTTTAATGGGCGCAATATGGCAACTTCTACTCTCATTAAAGGCCGTAAAGGTGGCAGTAGTGGCGGAAGTACGCCGACAGAATCACCTGATGATCTGCAGTCTATAGCCGTTGCAAAAATACTCGTTGCGCTTGGGAACGGTGAATTTGCTGGTGGCCTCGATGGCTCAAGTATTTACCTCGATGGTACGCCGATCGGTTCCCAAAATTACGAAAACCTTAAATGGGAATTCCGTCCCGGCACCCAGCAACAAACTTACATTCAGGGCATGCCGAGCGTAGAGAACGGCGTCACGATTGATTCCGAGATCACCAGCGCATCTAACTGGGTGCGTTCGGTTACGAATACCCTGCTGGATGCTTTACGACTGACCTTCAACTGGCCGGCGCTTCAGGAGCAGAGGACTAACGGCGACGTGGTGGGCTATCGGATTGAATACGCCGTTGACCTGGCAACGGATGGTGGAGCTTATCATGAAGTGATTTCGACGGCTGTAGATGGCAAGACTACAACAACCTACGAGCGCAGCCACCGCATCACGCTACCCAAGGCCACAACAGGCTGGCAGGTTCGCGTACGTAGGCAGACACCAAATGCCAACAGTGCACGTATAGCCGACACGATGAAACTCGGCATGCTGACGGAAGTAATCGATGCAAAGTTACGTTATCCAAATACTGCGCTGCTTTATGTTGAGTTTGATGCAAAACAGTTTCCGAACCGTATCCCGCAGATAACGTGTAAGCCGAAAATGCTTATTGTTCGGGTACCGGATAACTATGATCCCATCAGCCGGACATATACAGGTACCTGGTTGGGTAATTTCAAATGGGCGTGGACCAATAACCCGGCATGGGTGTTCTACGACATAGTGACTTCTCAGATGTACGGTCTGGGCCAGCGCATCGATGCAAGTCAGATTGACCGCTATGAGCTGTACCGCATTGCTCAGTATTGCGATCAGCTTGTACCTGATGGGCGTGGTGGCTCGGGTATGGAACCGCGTTTCATCTGTGACGTCTATATCCAGTCACAGGAAGAAGCCTGGACCGTGCTGACTGACCTCGCCGGTATCTTTCGTGGCATGACCTACTGGTGGGATAATCAGATGGTGGCGCTGGCGGATATGCCGCGTGATATCGATTTCACCTATACCCGTGCCAGTGTCATCAATGGAAAATTCACATACTCCTCGAGCAGTGAACGCACACGCTACAGCACCGCGATGGTCGGCTGGTCAGACCCAATAAATCATTATGCTGATGCAGTTGAGGCGGTTTCTGATCCTGACCTTGTTCGCCGGTACGATTTCAACCAGACAGAAATTACTGCTATCGGTTGTACGCGCCAGTCCGAGGCAAACCGCCGTGGCCGCTGGGCGCTGTTAACAAATGCCAAAGATAGCCTGGTCACTTTTAGTGTGGGGCTGGACGGTCATTTATCACCACCTGGTCGAATTATAGCTGTTGCAGATCCGCAACGTGCCGGCCGCGCTATGGGTGGCCGTGTGAGTACGGTATCTGGGCGAAATATTACCCTCGACCGTGTTGCTGACGTAAAAACAAATGACCGATTGCTGCTGAATATGCCCAGCGGGAAATCTCAGGCCAGAACAGTTCAGGCTGTTGTTGGCAAAGTAGTGACAGTTACCACTGCATACAGTGAAACGCCGCTCCCCCAGGCTGTCTGGGCAGTGGATGCTGATGACCTCTTTGTGCAGCAATACCGCGTGACCAGCCTGGCGGATAACGGTGATAACACGTTCACCATCTCAGCCATCTTTCACGATCCGGACAAATACGAACGCATTGACACCGGTGCGCGAATCGAAGACAGGCCGATCTCGGTTATCCCACCCGGCGTACAGGCGCCTCCGACTGGCATTGTTATCAGCAGTTTCTCCTCCGTTAGCCAGGGTATTGCCGTTACGACCATGCACGTTCAGTGGAATGCAGCCGACAATGCGATTGCGTACGAAGCCCAGTGGCGCAAAGACAACAGCAACTGGATCTCTGTTCCACGCACTTCAGCATCCTCTTTCGATATCACTGGCATTTATGCCGGCCGCTATCTGGTCCGGGTACGTGCTATAAACGCCAGCGACATTTCCTCTGTCTGGGCAACATCAGTAGAGACTCAGCTCAACGGGAAGGAGGGCGCACCGCCGAAACCTGTAGGGTTCCGCACGACGCCGATTAACTGGGGCATTCAGCTTGATTGGGGATTTCCTGATGGCGCGGAAGACACCCGCAATACCGAAATACAGTACGCGCTCAGCGGTGATGGTGCCGATGCATTATTGCTTACTGATGTCCCTTATCCTCAGCGCACCTACGTTCAACAGGGTCTGAAAGCGGGCCAGATATTTTGGTATCGCGCTCAACTGGTGGATAAGACCGGCAACGAGTCGGGTTATACCGACTGGATCCGAGGCATGGCGAACGACCAGGCGGGCGATTACCTCGGCGACATTGCTGATGGGTTCCTGAATGACGAAGACGGTAAGCGGCTTAGTGAGCAAATCGGCGGAAGCATTGAAGCAATTCTTCAAAATGCTATTGCTAACAACTCTGGTATTCAGCACCAGTATGCGCAACTAGGGGCTGTCAGGGCTGATGTCCTCATTGTCACAACAACAGTGGCCACAACCCAGCAGGCTCTCGCTGACCTGACAACAACCGTTCAGGCCAATTACGAGCAGAACGTCGCGGCCATCGAACAGAAGATGACATCTGTTTTTAACCAGGACGGTTCAGGCAGCGCCATTTATAGCCTTAAAGCTGGCGTGAACATGAACGGCAATTATTACGACGCGGGAATGTCGATAGCCGTTATTGCAAATGCTGGTCAAGCAGTGACAAGCCGTATCGCGTTTAAAGCCGATCAGTTCGTATTAATGAGCAACTCAGGCAGCGGGCAATATTCACCTTTCGCTATAGTCGGCGGCCAGGTGTTTATGAATTCAGCATTTATTCAAGAGGGAACAATAACCAACGCTATGATTGGAAACTTTATTCGATCCAATAATTACGTTGCAGGTACGCAGGGATGGAATTTGGATAAAGGGTCTGGGTTTGAATTTAATGGTGCTGTTGCAGGGCAAGGGCGAGTGTTAATTAATAGCGAGGGGCTTTCTGTCTTTGATGGAAGCGGGAATTTAAAAGTTAAAGTCGGGAAGTTATCTTAATGTATGGAATAGCGACCTATGGCAGCAAGATGTTTAACCTAGCCGGAGCCAGGCCTTTAACCTATGTAGGCACAATGGATGTGCCGATAACACTTGGGAAAAACAATAATGCCTTCCAAAGCTTTGCATCTGTATGTCCCGCCGGTAGTACGCTGATAGCAATACCTGATAACGTGAGTTGCCCGCTAAGGCCGTCAGTCAGCAACGTTCTCGATTATCGCGGCCTGGTAATATCAGTAGACAACGCAGCCCGGAGTGTGTCATTAAACTTAAACCTCGATTATACCGGGGTCAATTATAGCTTTGCTGGAGCACCCTCTGAGAGACCATCGAAGGTAAATGTTTTCTGTATATATGCTGAAGCCTCAATTGACGGTTATGGAATTAAAGTTATAGGCGGCGGACAATTCCCCTATGTTGTGGATAGTAGATATGGGATGTTTTTAAGCTATAAATGGGACGGGATATTTACTGGTAATTTAACATTGCCTGTTGCAGATAATGCCATTGTTTTTTGCTCATGGAATAATCCTGATGTAGCAATTGTATATGATACGGCCTCAAAGACATTAAAAGGTTATTACAATGGCGGTAGTCAGTCAGGAATATCCATTTATTTAAAAGTTTGCGCGTTCTCGATACGGGTCCCAGTTATGCCAGCATGGGGCATTGCTATATACGGCGCAGATGGACGAGTTAGTTTCACAAGTGAAGAAACTCCCATGCTTTATAGGGGGCAGATAAACACGCCGAACTCCGGTAATGCAGCAACGTATTTTAGCGATGCTGACCAGGCACAGGGGCCGATGATACCCGTTTTCCGAATTGGAGGAAGGTTAGCTACAGGTGTTTGGTTTCATCTTGGAATTATTCGAACAGGCAATGCCATAGTCGGAGGTGGCACGAATATCGTCGCTACCGGGGATACCAGTGGACGGAACTACGACACTATCAGTTATGACAGCAAGCCAATCCCATTCATCTGGGCATCAGACTATTTTTAAGGATTCGATATGACCTGGTATAACACCGGCACAGTAAAAACCACAGCGAAT